AAGAAGGTAGCTGACGAACTTATGTATATGTTGCAGCACACAGGGCTTCTTCACGGATACAGCTTCAACTCTTGGAGTGATGTTGTAACCTACGACGAACAGTTCGTTGAAGAGTGGCTAAATAGTCCCCAAACTTCACTTTATTATTCACTGCAAGTAATGGGTGACGTTCAGGATAAGTCAAGTGCATATGCAGCATTAGACGAAGATGAAGTCCAAGATTATTTGCAAGGGATTCTAAACAACGAACCCCAATGCGATTGTCAAGAATGAACCTATATGAAAAGTTACTCAATAGAAAGAGAACATGGACTCCTGTCAAAACAACAGGAGGAGCACTTAAGGAAGGAGCTGAGGAGACCATCTACCGCGCTCTGGCAATTAGGCACATGGAGCTACCAGTTGGGGATTTTATCTCCGAAGCTCTTGAGAAGGATGTACCTGCTGACGCACGCATACTTCTAGAATCTAACGTCAAGGATGAGGTCAAACATGACCTCGCTCTTGGCTATATAACCGACGCTATAGGCGTTGATGAGAAGGCAGAAAAAGAAGCCTTTCTATTAAGGGATGCGTGGGAATCGCACCCTGACCATATGATCACAAAAGCATTAGTAATTGAACGTGCAATATTTTTCGTACTTCTTCCCTTCTTTCGTTTTAACGGCGATGCTGGTCTTAGGACTGTCAGCGCCGACATCAGCCGAGACGAACAGATACACGTTGCCACTAACTCTCTCGTATGTGCTGATATGGGTCTACGCAGTAGTAATTCTCTGGACAAACTTAGGAAAGCCACCATTAACTGGATCATGGAGCCACTAAGTAAGAATACCTATGGCGATAAATATTTGAGCAAAAAATTCTGGCTGGATACCAGTGATCGACTTATGTATGAAGGCAAAGCTCCAGAGCTTTCAGAAACTAAGTCAGCGAGAATGCCAGCCTTCTTTGAACATAGTAATGTCAATCTCCCCCAATACTCTTGAATCCATACTTGGACCAAACTTAGAGTCAATCCTCTCGGAGTTAGAGGACATCTACCCACAAGTAACTCCATCTCCAGAGGATTCTTTGGAAACAATAATGTACAGATCTGGTCAACGCTCAGTAGTTGATTGGATTAATAACCGAATTAATAACGATGACACTGACAGCTAATCAACAAACAATAGAAAATCTTTATAAAGAGGTTTTTGGACCAACTGGATCAGGTAGTAGAACTGGTGCAGATGGAACTTTTGCTAACTTTGGAACTCTTGGAGGTGCAGATTACTGGGTTGATAAATTAGATCAAGGTACTGCAACTGCAGATGATATAAAGGGTATGTTACAAGGTTCTGCAGAGGCTCAGACTGGCTTTCTTGGAGGTGTTAACCCAAACCTATCAATAGCTCAAAACATAGCTAACGATGCCAATGCAGCAAACCCGTGGGATAAATCATGGGCTTCTCACTTCGCAGATGGTGGTGTGTTTGCCTCTACGGATGCGTCAGGTAATCCAAGCGATTTATCAGGTACTATCTGGGCTGGTATGCCTGGTGCAGGTGATGGAACCACAGGGACAACTCAAAATGTAGCTGGTCTTTTGAATGCTACTTACAACGCTGATAATCCTAACTCTACTTTCCCTAATCCATATTATAATACCGCTCCGATATTAGATAATGGTAGTGGTCCAAATATACCTACCCCTACTGTACCTAACCCTAATATACCTAACCCTACCCCTACCCCTACCCCTACTCCTACACCTACTCCTACACCTACTCCTACCCCTACACCTAATCCAACTAACCCAAGTACATCAGGCGGTATGGATGACTTCATGAGATTCATGATGTTCATGATGATGATGAGACCTCAAGGTGGCGGCTACGGTGGCAGTCAATATGGCTACGGTGGTTTAAATCCAGGAGGTGTGATGTCTGCCTATAATCCAATGGATAATATAGCTAGTGCCATATCAGCATTCCAGTCAATACCTGGAATTGGTACAAATAACGTTAACACAGGTACAGCTACAGCTACTTCATAAATAAAATGACAGCAAAAACTAGGTATGATTATTTATCAGGCGAACGTACCCAGTTTCTAGACGAAGCAGAACAAGCGTCAGAATTAACTCTTCCATATTTAATACTAAAGGATCAATACACCAAGGGGATGAGACATCTCCCTACACCTTGGCAGTCAGTTGGTGCTAAGTGTTCAGTGACATTAGCTGCAAAATTAATGCAAGCTATGCTCCCTGTACAAACCAGCTTCTTCAAGTTACAGGTAGATGAAAGTCAACTTGGTCAGGAATTTGGTCCACAGGTTAAATCAGAACTAGACTTATCTTTTGCAAAGATTGAACGCACTATCTTGGAGGCTATTGCAGCTTCCAATGATCGTGTGATCGTGCATGAAGCTCTTCTACATCTTGTAGTAGCAGGTAATGCACTTGTCTTCATGGGTAAGGATGGTCTGAAGTTATTTCCGCTTAACCGCTACGTTGTAGAACGAGATGGTAACGGCAATGTGATCGAAATAATCACAAAGGAAACTATTGCTAAAAAATTAATAGAAGATCAACTACCAGCTGATGTACTTAATCAGTACGACACAGTAGTTGATAGCTCTGATGATTCAGTTGAGGAGTGCGACATTTACACCCATGTCACACGAGACAACAACAGATACGTCTGGCATCAGGAAGTACATGGAAAAATACTAGAGAAATCCTACGGGAAAGCCCCTGTTGATGTAACACCTTGGATAGCACTGAGATTTAATTCAGTTGATGGAGAGGATTATGGACGGGGAAGAGTCGGCCAATTTATGGGTGACTTAAAATCATTAGAGTCACTATCTCAAGCCTTAGTGGAAGGTAGTGCAGCCGCTGCAAAGGTCGTCTTTACAGTATCTCCTAGCTCTACGACTAAACCTCAAACCCTAGCCAACGCTGGGAACGGTGCAATCGTGCAAGGGAGACCTGATGACATAGGAGTCGTACAGGTAGGAAAGACTGCTGACTTCAGAACA